TCTTAGGGTTCATAACGTGTTGACTTACTTCGTGTTGAGTTACTTCTGGTTTCATTTTCTTTCTTTCTGTTTGGTTTAACTACTTGTTATCAGTCGTTTGCGTCGTGCATCTGACTTCCTACAATATAACATAAAACGAAAAGGAAACAAGTTATATTTTCGATTGCATATAGTTCATAATCAATAACTTGCGGGGTGCAAAAACTCGATTTTTCGGGCATGAAAATACATACTTATGTATAAATATGCTTTTCCCCGTCGATGGGGAAATGGTGTGTTTCGGCCGTCAGTCTGGATAGGGTGAGGCTTAAAAATCCTTACGGTAATGATTTTTTTTTGGGGCGTTGACCGCTGCCCAGGTGGGAATATGAGCACGGATTGGTTGGAGATTTACAGGGACTACTCGGGGGAGGAGCTGGATGCGGAGATCACGCGAATGAAGCAGGAGGCGACGGTGTATCTCTCGCAGAATATCGCGGACAAGAGCTACCAGAAATCTCTGGACGAAGTGCGGAACCGGCTCCATGCGGCGATCCGTGTGCGCAATGAGCGGCGGAATAGTATGCCAAATTGGGGGGTGCCGGACTTCTCGGCTGGGATTCATTGACAGGACTTCGGGTGGGTATGGAAAAGCGACTGGAGGGTGAAGGCAAGGTGCGGATGCTGGAGCGCGAGCTGCGGCACTCGCCGTCTGGCAGCGCGGGGTGTCCGAAGTGCGGGGCGCAGGTGCGCGATCCCTTCGGGGGCCGTCTGGTGATGCACGATGTGCCGGGTTGCCGTGTGGGGAAAACGGGTTTGAAGGGCTGACTTATGGCCGACCGTCTCTGTGTGTGTGGAGTGGCTGGGGCTGGCAAGTCGGCTCTGGCACGGGTGCTGGCGCGCGACTACGGGTATGAGGTGGTGAAGTTTGCGGATCCGCTCAAGGAGATGTTGCGGGTGCTGGGCCTCGGGGATCAGGAGTTGGAGGGCGACCGGAAGGAAGTGCCGAGCGATCTGCTCTGCGGGCACACGCCGCGCTGGGCCATGCAGCGGCTGGGCACGGAGTGGGGGCGCATGCAGGTCGGTGAGTCGCTGTGGGTGGATGCCTGGCGGCGGCGGATCGAGGCGTTGTCAGCGGATGTCCCTATCGTGGTGGATGACTGTCGCTTCCCGAACGAGTTGGACGCAGCGAGGGGGCTGGGCTTTGCGCCTGTGCGGATACGCCGCTCGGGCTCGGGTTGCCGTGAGGATCGCCATTTTTCGGAGTATGCGCTGGACGAGGTGTGGATGCCGGAGCGTTGGCGTTTAACATACTGGGTCTGTATGAGCATTGATTTTTCTGTGCGCTTGGTGCTGTGTGCAAATGGGGTGGCCGTGGGGCCGCGCTTGCACAGGGATAAGCCATTTCCCCGCTATGAGTTGAGCTATGCCGATACGCCCGAGGGCCGTGAGCGGGCGGAGGCGGATCTGGCTCTCATCCGGAAATACGTGGAATCCTATGGAAAAAAATAAGCGACCCGTCGATGCGCGATTGCTGTTTTGCAACGGTCTGCGCGAGAAGTTTCAGCGTCCGCCGTTGCCAGTGCCGCTGCCGCGCGTGGTCGGCACGGAGTCCGTGCCCCCACGGCAGATGGGGCTGGCGGAGTATATCGCCGCGAGGCGCCGAAACGAAGATTTATGAAAACAAAACTGGTGGTGGTGGATACGGAAACGGGGGGCTTGCGGGCGGATCGCCATGCGCTCCTCTCGATAGCAGCGGTGGACTCGGAGAGCGGTAAGGCGTTTCGTGCCTTGATACGCCCTTCGGCAGATTGGATCGTGGAGGCGGGAGCCTTGGAGGTGAATGGCTTGACGATGGACTTCCTGCGCGATGCGGGGCGCGCCGAGCCGGTGGTGCTGGCGGAGTTCGTCGCGTGGATGGAGGCCCGGCGTGGCTTCATGGTGGCGGGCTGCAATGTGGCCTTCGACCTCGGCTTCTTGGAGGCCGCCGCGAAGCGCTGCAATGTGAAGTGGCAGTCTGGCCGTTCGCTCGATATCCGTGGCGCGGCATGGCTCGCCTATGAGACGAAGGGGCTGGAGCTTGCGATCGGCAAGGATGGCAACCCCAAGCTCTCGCTCGATAGCATCGCAGCGGCGCTCGGCTTGAGTCGCGCCAGCGAGAAACACGAGGCTCTGGAGGACGCCCTGCTCACGCTGGCGTGTTTCCGCGAGTTGCTGGGATGACCCCCTAGATTTTTAACCACGGAGAGCACGGAGGACACGGAGGAGAAATTTGGAGATTTGAAGGTATTGGGATTGCGGCGGCGAGTTTCTGCGCTGGTGATTTTCATTCCCCAGGGTCGTAACCGCATAAAAGCGACCCCCTTCATTATTTTTTTAGAATGCACACAAGCGAAAAAATAAGAAAAAGGAAACTAGAAAACCTAAACAACCCAGACTGGATAGTAATCTACAAATCAAAAGAACCTAAGAAGCCAAAGAAAGTAAAAATAGAAAGCTGGGCGAAGAAGATGCTGGATAAAATCAAATGAACACGGGGGAAATTAACGCTGCCGTTGAGCTTAGGCAGAAACTTGCAAACGCTTTAAAAGAGCGCGACGAGGCGCGGGAGGAGCGGGACAGTCTGCAAGTCATGCGTAAAGAGGTTGTTGCCGCTAACAAGGGAGCAAAAATCAACGCACAGGTTAGCAACAGCCTTGCGGTTAAACTTAACCGGGCAGAGCGCGAGCGCGACGAGGCGAGAAACCAGCGAGACATCCTGCGTCTTGATGCTCAACGCGAAGCTGAACACCACGACCGGATGGTTGGCGAGATTGAAAAAGTCTACGCTGAACGCGACGAGGCGAGAAAGGCATTGGAGCACACCATTGCCAGAGCTGCATTGGGGGTCGCAAAATGAGCGACACGCCGGAGACAGATAGGGCAACTGTTGCATCAGGGGGAGACTGGTCGCCTGTGCTGCGTGAGACTTGCCGACGATTGGAGCGCGAGCGAAACGATGCGAGGGCGGATTTAGAGTTTCGGCGGGGTCTTTACAAGGTTCAAGAGCAACACCTTGAGACGGCAAGGCGCGAGCGCGACGAGGCGCAGGAGTCCGCTCGCCGCTGGCAGAAGGTGGCCTCGGCCTTCGAGATACTCACGCCGCCCGTGGGCGCGCGGCGCATTATGAAGCTCGCGCATCGCGATGGGTGGCGGTGTGCTTATTGCGGCGTGGAGACTTCCTTCACAGGCAGGGACGGCCCGAGAGCCACGGTGGATCATGTCGTGCCGAAGTCCAAGGGTGGCCTGAGCCACCTGGCAAACTGCGTGGTGGCTTGCCAGGCGTGTAACAACGCCAAGGGCGATCAAGAGGAATGGTCGCCGCCGGAGGTTGACGAGCCGAAAGCGGAGATACCACAGGATGGTCTCGCCGAGAGGCCCTCGCCATGCTGGGGCGAGGTCGCGGCTATGCTTCCGGAAGCACAAAAGACTTGGGTGTGGGAGGATGGGAAATTCCGCAAGAAAAAACATGAAGAATAAATACTGGATTATCGACCTCGATGGCTTCGGCCTGCCTGAAGTCACAAAAACGGCCCACGGCCCCTTCCCCTCCGTCGCGGAGGCTGAGAAGTGGCTCAAGGCCGAGGCTAAGGAATCGTTTGCCTCCTTCAACGAGTTGGAAAAACTCGGGCCAGACCATAGCTGGGCGGCTCCGGTTTTGATCGTGGAGGAAAAGAAGAAGCTCCAGCAAGTGCCTGTCGTGAGCTTTGAAGTAAAGTTGCAAGAAGTGAAATAATGGAATTTCAAGATTTCCCCAAAATGGCGCGCTTGTCGCGCGAGATCATCGTGACAGAGAAGATCGACGGCACGAATGCCCAGGTCTATATCGCGGCGAATCCCGAGGGGTTCTACACGGCGAAGCATCCCGATGCCTCAGTGGTCGCCGAGGGGAGTTGCGGCGGCGAACCAGCGGTGATCTTTGCCGGATCGCGCTCGCGGTTCATCACGCCGCAGGATGATAACTTCGGCTTCGCGGCGTGGGTGCGGGATCATGCGCAGGAGCTTTTCGGCCTCGGCTTTGGGCGGCACTTTGGCGAGTGGTGGGGGCGCGGCATTCAGCGCAACTACGGGCTGAAGGATCGGCGGTGGAGTCTTTTTAATGTCTCGCGCTGGTGCCTGCACGGGCAGGAGCCGCAGCGTGTGCCGAGCGCGGATCCCCGCATCGAGAAGTATCAAGAGCCTCTCCCCGCGTGCTGTGGCCTCGTGCCGGTGCTGCATAGGGGCAAGTTCAGCACGCTGCTCTGCGATGTTATGCTGGAGGAGCTGCGCATGGGCGGCAGCGCGGCCAGCCCCGGCTTCGCGAAACCGGAGGGCATCGTGGTCTTCCATGTCGCGGCGAATGTGGGGTTCAAGAAGACAATCGAAAAAGATGATGGGCCGAAGAGCTTGACGGTTGTTGAAAAAACAGCCTCAGATTTTCAACGAGTTTGACAGCAATAATGTGGCAATGTGGCGGATTACCATGCGCTCGATGGCGATGAAGCTTGGTTGACCGCTGTGCGCTGTGGCATGGAGCACCGAGGACACAGAGGGCACAGAGCAAGATTGCGCGAGTTGGCACAGATCAGCGGGCAGTTGGTAGAGTTTTCCGTAGCCTGGGCGAGACGCTTGAAGAGCTTGAAGCCCGAGACAGTGCAGAGATTAAAATCTGGGCTCGACAAGAAAGGTTTGCCGCTGATGCGCGAGCAGACTCGGCAAGTGGGTGGGCAGCTGGGAGAGGGCGTGGATTTCCGCACCTATGAATCCTTTACCCCTCAGCGGGGGCATACGGTCACGAAGGTTCTTAAGGGTCAAATGAGTTCCATGAATAAGTTCGCTGAGCCGTCCGTAGTGGCTGCTGAAACCACGGGAGCGCTCGATAAAACGAAAAAAGCCTGGGCGGATGTGGCGGCATCGCCCGCTGGCGCGCACGCGGCGCTGCCTGCGGGCTGGCACAAGGCGGGGTATGTGCAGGATCGCATGGTTCGTGTGCGTCCGGGCAAGGCTATCAATCAAGATTTCTTCGATAAAATAACCCCCTTCGCCAAGGAATCGACGGCATCTGGCGGTCGGGAGGCGTGGTATCAAATCCCCAAAGGCGCAATCGACTCGGAGCTTTATAGTGAAGCGCAGCCTTGGATGGGGCGGAAAGTTT